CTGAGTCCGGGGATCTTGCTGAGCAGGGTGTTCAGCCCCTGTATCCCGCCGTTTGCTCCGATCTGCGTGAGAGCATTGCCGGCCACACCGAGCCCTGTCGGCTTGCCGGCAAGCCCCAGCGCCGTCTGCGCGTAGGGGAACAGCGACTGGTTGCGTACCGTCCCCTGCGCCAAGCCTGACTGCAGGCTGGCGTTGTAGTTGTTGAGGCCGACGGCGTTGAGAGCCCCCGCTCCCTGCGCCGCAGTGGCCGCATTGTTGAGGCCGGCCGTGTTCAAGCCGCTGATAAGCTGGCTCGTATTGCCGAAGTTCCCCAGCGCGTTGTTCAGGATGCCGTTGGCACTGTTCGAGAGCGTGCTGTAGTTGCTGGCGGCAGAGTTCTGCTGCGCCATCGCTTGCTGGAAAGCGTTGAGCTGCGCATTGGCATCCGCCTGCCCCACTCCGCGCCCAAAGTTCTGCTCTGCGAGCGAGCCCGAAGCGGCCCCGCTGCTGTTGGCTACGCCGTTGCCAAAGAGCGTGTTCTGGAGGCCATACGCCTGCTGCTGGATCTGCGGCTGGAGCTGCGCTCTGTTAGCCGCCAGCATGTTGTTGTAGTTGCTATTGAAGTCTCCCAGGTTGCCGAGCTGCTGGTTAGCCGCCCCTATCCCCTGGTTGTAATTGCCATAGGCACCGAAAAGCGTAGAGAGCGCCGGGTTGAGCGTCGACCCGGCGACATTGGAGAGGCCATACGGCAGCCCGGCGTTGTAGCCGGAGGCCCCGGCGCCTGCGGCGCCCGAGAAGCCGGAGAAGGCGGGATTGAGCCCGCCGAGGTTGATGTTGGCTGCCCCCGTCTGCGGGTTGAAGCCGGTCTGCATCCCGCCCGGCCCCGCCATGTTCCAACCTTGCAGGTTGGTGGGGCCGATCTGATGGAGTGCGTCCTGCAGCCCCTGGTACTGCTGCTGCTGGTTGTAGATCCCAATGCCCGTGCCGAGCAGAGCAGTCGGATCTAGCGGGTTGGCAGCAGTGTTTTGACTATTGTCGGCCATTAGCGGCTAGTCCTTATGCGAGCGGGTAAGTCATGGACCATTTGTTGTTCCCTAGGCCCTTGGCGTTGACGTTCGTAAATCCGGTAGAAACAACGGACGCCCCGGTATAGAGCGTAATAGTCGTACCGCTTACGGACGCCGCTCCAGGCTGGTCTACGGAGCCGTTGTTAGTGATGGCCGTGCAGGCACATACCACTCCGCCGTTAGTCGGGGTAAGGGCCGCCGGGAGGCCCGTGATCGTGCAGCTCGTGCTGTTCGAGGTGGCCGTCAGGGTAGTGGTGAGGTAGATGGTGGCAATATTCCCCATCCTCACCCAGTTGAAGGTGGCAGTCGGGGCGGTAGTGCAGCCTGTCAGCGTGCCGGTGAAAGTGCCCTTGTCGGGCGTCATGTCCACCAGGGCGGCGGCAGTCGGACCATGTCCCTGTATCGCGCCCGCGCCTGTTATATGGAAATATTCCGTCGTGCCAGTAGCCTCAAAGACGCGGACCGCAGCATCAGTGCCGTTCGTTCCAGCTTTGACATACAAGCCAAAAGACTGGCCGGCGGGCGCGGCGGCCCCGACTACGCCGACGGCGTTCGAGTTCGCTAGACCGTTGACAATTAACCCAAAGCCGCCGGTAGGGGCGGCGATGGTGAACGCTCCGCCCGCACTCCAGCTCATTTTGTTGGTCGCATTAGGACCAACCTGCCCGCTGCCGTCCCCATAAATATATAGGTACGGGTTAGTAGCAGTGGTGTCGTAAACCCGGAGGGCAGCGTCGGAGCTACTAGTGCCCGCGTAGTTGGTCAGCCCGTACGACTGGTTCAGCGTACCGGAGCCCTGCACGAGCACCGTGCCGTTGGCGGGGGGAGTGACTGTGAACGAGCCGGCACTGGTCCAGCTCAAGCAGTTGGTAGTGTTGGGACCGAGAGTGCCGTGACCATCCCCGAAGATTTTCAGGAAGGTCGGGCTGCCAGACTGGCCTTGAACCAGCAACGACGTGTCACCCGAAGTCGTGCCCGCCAGAACATTCAGGCCGAGCGATTGCCCGCTCGTAGAGCTGGCAGTAATGGTCTGGGAGTAGGAGTTAGCTGCGCCTGTAACTGCCAGGGAGATAGCGGCGGACGCCGCCGGGATGCTCCACGCCCCCGCCGAGCTGATCGCGCCTGCGGCTACGCCGTTGGCTGTAAACCCGAGCGAGTTCGCGGCGGGGAGGTACAGCCCCGTCCCGAGGTTGCTGGCGAAGGTGATGCTCGGCGCCGCGGCAGTGCCGGCGCCAAAGGGCACCTGCCCGCTGCTGATGCTCGCGCTGTCGTACTTCGTCGCAATGGCGACGGAAATAGCATTCAGCTCAGGGTCAACCTGCGCGCCGTAAATGATCTTCGCCGGGTTGCCTGAGAGCAGCGCATCCTTGGGAGCGAAGAAGGTAATCTGGCTGTAATTGGACACTTAAGCGAGCCTCAGAAGTTTGCCGAGCAAGCTAGCCTGCTGGATGGCGAAGGTGCTGTTGGCGGAAGAAGCGATGGAGAGGGAGAAGTATTGCCCCGTGCCGCTGGCGTTGACGTTGAGCAACTGCAGCAGGCCGCCTGCACCCCACTGGTCAATGCCCCACTGCGATATGCCCCACTGGCCGGGGGTGCCCCCTGAGGACAGCGACGCTTGCCCGCTCAGCCCGGATATGCCGAAGTCGATATACCAAGTGAAGGTCACTTGCGAGGCGGACTGCGCGTAGATCAGAGCGCCGACGCGCTTCATAGCTTTCAGGCGGGAGGCGTAGTCCTGCCCGAAGTCCATCCAGGGCAACTGCAGCGTCACTGTGAAAGTTGCGCCGTCGTCTCCGCCAGCTTGGTACTGCTGCACATGGCCGAGCGTATTGCTGGCGAAGTAGACAGCCCGCCCGGAGAACTCCGCGCACGCTGTCGTAGAGATGGGCCAGCGCGTGACGCGCGCGACTTCGTCCCCGTCGTCATCCTGAAACTTGTGGCGCTGGTCGACGATCCATGTGAAGTTGCTGGTGGGCAGCGTCAGCGCGTAGAAGCCATTGCTGGGGGAGTAGAAGCCGGAAACGTTGCCGACTGTCTCGGCCTTCAGCATCGTGACGAGAGCATCACGGACGTTCTTCGTATGGTTTTGGATCGGGCGGGAGCCCGAGGCCAGCACGAGACGCTGAATCGACTGCACGCCCGACTTGCTGCAGAAGAGCACGTCTGAGTGCTCCTTCTCTCCGCCGATGTGCGCCACTGTCCACTGGCTGATGCAGCCGGCGCCTTCGATGGCGTCGACCAAGCGCAGGGAGGTCACATCGAGGCCGAGCACGCTGTTCGTGCTGCTGCCGTACATAAGGATCTGCTTCGTGCCGCAGAGGACCAGCGTGCCGCCGTAGGCGAAGATGGCGGTGCAGGTGTCCATGCCGAGGGGCCACACCTTGCGCAGATCAATGCTGCCGGCGTCCCCGGCCGCCCAGTTCGTCTCGTCCTGCAGGGCGCACCACTGCAGGGTGTACCCGTCCGCCGCCAGTCCCCACACGCGCCCGTAGGCGCAGCAGCCAATGCCCCCCTGGGGGGAGGCGCCGCTGGCCTCTACGATGTTGCTGAACGTGCCGGCCGCATTCTGCAGCACAATCGGCTTCTGCCCGGACTGGAAGCCGATGCACTTGCCGTTGAAGTTCTGGAAGTACCAGCGGCCAGAGGTGACGTTAGAGATAGTCCCGACAAGGCTAGATCCGTTGGGGGCTGTCAGGCTGCTCGAGATGCCCCCGTCGTAGGCGACGATTGGCAACGTGGTGCCGGTCGGCGTCAGGTACTCGAAGAGCGCCCGCACTTGCCCGGAGGCAGCGTGGCCGGTGGAGGTAGTCGTGCGCCCCAGGCGGGCCGCCACACGCCCGTTGGCGTCGATGACGGTGTTCAGGCTCTCGATCGACCAGTGCGGGTCGAGTACGGAGTTCTGCGCCCGCAGGTTCAGCCCGTAGCTGCCCGGCGCATCCACTGCGACGGGAGCGAGCTGCTGCCTCGGCATCCCGGCCTGTGAGACATTGACCGGCATTAGAGCAGCATCAAGTCGAGTTCGTTGCCCTTCTCCGACTCTTCGAGGCTGACGGCATCATCCAGCACTTCGCGATACTTGCTCTCGCTGTATGCGCCGCTGGCCGACAGCTCCTCGCCGCGCTCTTCGCGGCACATCCACTGCAGCCCCATCAGGATCGGGTAGCTGGGAACAAGGATGTTGCTGCTGCCGTTGCTGTCCTGCAGATTGGTATTGAAGTCGCTCTGCGGAGTGCAGACCGTGACCTGCACCGAGCGCGTATTGTTCACGACCGGGTAGACGTACAGCACCTGCTTGTTCTGTCCGAGCAGACTGTTATCCGTATTGCCGGCGCCCATGGCGAAGAACTCCGGCGTCTGCATCTGCGTCAGCGTCCCGTTGCTGTTCGTGAAGCGATACAGGAGCTGGTGCAGCGGGATCTCGAGCAGGGGGAACTGCCCCTGCGTCGACGGACTCGTAACATCAAAAACGAGCGCCACGATGTTGTCGGCAGCCATCAGGGAGGGCATATACCCAGCCTGAGACATGCCGGCCCCCTTGATGGGGGCGCGGACAACCCGTGAGCGCTCGTTGGTGCCCGTAATGGTGCCGTAGTAGCCCCCATTCGGGATAGTTACGTTGCCGGTCTGGTAGAGGGCACGCCAGTTGGTGGCGTCCTCAACCTCCTGCTTAACCTGATTGAAGAACTCGAGGACGAGTAACTGGTATGGATCAGTTACCGGCGTCGTGGAGATTGTAGGCTGCCGAAGGCTGACGAGCACCCGGTTTATCAGACTCTGCGCCGTTACCGTTGCCATTAGCCTCTTCCGCCTTCAGTATCGCCTGGACCTTGTTGAACAGTGTCAGCAGCTTCGCTGCCGCCTGGATTCCTTCGACTCGCGCGGCCGACAAGCAGCCGAGAATGTTCTGTAAGTCGTCTTTCGTCAGTTTTTCCATTGCTCTCTCCCTCCTTGCTGAAGCACTCCGCGGAGCGCTTTAGAAAGGAGGGAGGCCCCGAAGGGCCCCCCACCTTGGATCATCAGCCGTCCGTGAAGGAGGTCGGCACAACGATCGGGTACACGCTCGAGGAGCGGAGACACGCCACACCGTAGATCATGTCTGCGGTGAAGAGGTCAGCCAGCCACTCTTGCTTGTACTGCGTCTGTGTGCGAACGCCCATCTGCTCTACGAGCAGCAGCCCGTCACGCTGGAAGCCCAGCAGCAGGTTGCCGGCGGTGTTGCCGGAGCCGTTGCTGTTGTCCACCGAGCCGGTCTGGTTGGTGACGTACACTTCCACGCCGTACACGTCGCCCACGAGCCCATTGCGAAGGCTGTTCTTGCTGCCCTTCTCGCCGACGAACGCCTGCTCCGTGAAGCGCGCCCACCCCAGCATGTCTGCCTTGGTGTTCGGGCTGATGCAGAGATAGCGTCCCGCCATCGGGGCGTCCACCGCGTCAAGCTTCTGCACGAGGCGGCGAAGGCCGATGTCGCTCAGATCCGTTGCGTTGGTCGAACCCGCGGTGTTAACCCACGCAGTCGAGAAGTCGCCGATGAAGGCATTGGCCAGGGCTGACGTGATGTTGCCATCGGCGCCAATCGCAGCCTCGGTCGAACCTGCCGCGTTGTTGCCCTCGAAGGCCGCAACGTAGATCAGATCCTTGTCAACCTGCTTCGCAATCGCGTATCCGCCGTCATCAGTGTAGAACCGGCGAACGCTGGCGAGAGCCTGCACTTCGACGATGTCTTCAATGAAACGCGAGTACTCGTACTGCTTGTTGATGGAGACGGAGATACCCGTATCGCTGTCGCCGGCAATCAGAGTTACCTGCGAGCCGGCAACTTTGGCGTTAGCCGTGCCGCGCGAGGGGTTCGGGATGGTGATGCTGTTGCCCTTCTTGCCGCGGTGATTGAGGCGGCGGACGAGCTGAGCCATCACGATGTTGCTCTTGTAGGAGGCAACGACCTCGTCACTCCACAGCGTCGGGACGAATGCGCCGACGGTTGTCAGGGTGACGTTATTAGTGCCAAGACCCATTGAAAATTACCTTTATCTAAGTAGCGTAGGATCAGAGTTGGGGAGCGCTACTTGACGCGTCGGGGCTGGTGACAGCCCCAAGGGGAAGTAGGAACTACTTCACCCGTCCTTCGTGATGGGCAAGCTGAATCTCAGCCTGGAATCCCTCGTCGTAGTACGCATC